CGTTGGAGACCAGATTCAGATTATCGGGGACAACGAGGGGTTTTACGTCGTAAGCGCGGTCACCGCCACAACGCTGCAGCTCGATTACGACGGTGGGGCGCCTGGGGTTGGCCTGGTAGTTGGCCCCGTCGTGATGGGGATGTCCTACCGTGGCTTCAGGTTCCGCGTCCTCAGCTATTCTGCGCAAGCGCTCCAAGTGAAGCGCCTGACAGCAGGCGGGGCAGACGATGGCGCTTGGCCGGGATGGGACAGCCTTTCGTCCAACGTGGCGCAAGTGCGCCTTGACAGCTCCAATTTGCAAGGCGGTTACCGTGGACCCTTCCCCGCTTGCCCAGAGGGCGAAGTGGTTACAACCCTCGAGTTCGACATGTTTTTCCCGAGCGGCATTGTAGGGCTTGGGTCGCAAGGGGAGTTCTTCGCCATCGATGCGAATTATTCTTTCGAGTACCGCGACATGGCCGTCGGCGGAGCGTGGACTGCGGCGACGTTTTCTACGGCCAACAACTCATTGGACGCAATTGGCAAGACACACCGCGTAGCCTTGCCGTACCCCATGCGCCCTGAAGTCCGGATGAAAAAGCTGAACATCCCGCAGGGCAGTCTGCGGCCAGATGAGGTACACGACGTCACCATGTGGCTGCGGCTCAAAGGTTTGATCGCTACCTCGTCGCCGAGCAGTTACGCTGGCATGACGGTGATGACTTGCGACATTCGTGGCGGCGATCGCATCTCGTCGCAAAGTGAGAGCCTGGTGAACCTTGCGTGCACTCGCATCCTGCCGGTGCTTCGCGGCGGTGTTTGGCGGTCGCCTCAGCCTACTCGGGATATATCGGCTGCCGTCGGGCACATCCTCCGCAGTGTCGGATACTCGGATACGGCCGACATTGACCTAGCTGAACTGGATCGACTGGAATCCACAAAGTGGACGCCGCGTGGTGATACATATGACCGCATCATCCTCGACTCGCAGACGGTAAAGTCGAATTTACTCGACGTGTTGTCCGTTGGATTCTCGGAACTGACCATTGATCGCGGTCTTCTGGTACCCGTGCGGGATGAGCCTCGCGGGCCATCGTTTGACCACGTCTACAATCCGCAGGTGATGCTTGAGCCGCTGTCCTACGAGTTCACCATGCCGGATCAGCCGGATGACTTCGACGGTGTCGACGTGGAATATTACGACCACATTACGAAGCAGGACGAAACCGTAGAATGCCGCCTACCCGGCGATGCTGGCCAGCGGGTTGATAAATTGCGGGTTGACGGTATTGGCAATAGGACCAAAGCGTGGCAATGGGGCATGCGGAAACGCCGGGCCCACTTGTACCGCCAGCGGCAATACAGCTTCAGGACAGAACTTGACGCGTTGAACAGTAGCTATTGGGACTACGCAGCGCTCGGCGTCACCACGCCAGGGTACGGCCAATCGGCATTGGTCGATGGGTTCGAGCCCCCGGCATATGTCGTCGGGCAGCCGATTACGATCATCAGCTCAGAACCGCTAGACTGGTCGAAGCCGGGCGTCTACAAGACAGTTCTTCGCCGCAAGGACGGCACCGCCTCAGGCCCCTACGTGGCGACCCGAGTTGACGACTATTCATTCACGATCCCGACACTGGATTTCGTGCCGGACCTGAGCGGCAATATCGACACGCCGCCAGTGATCCAGTTCGGCCACGAGTCCACGTGGTGCTTCCCTGCGCTGATCACTGAGGTGAAGCCTAGCGGCACACGGTCATGCAGCGTGACGGCGGTGAACTACGATCCACGGATGTACCTCGATGACGACGGGTTTCCGCCAGCGTGATAGACTGCCCGGAACCTGGGGAGGTAAAAATAGATGAGTCCACTGGAAAAGTTGTTTGCTGATCTCGGATTGGGCGTCGCTGCACTGGTCGGCGCACTGGTAGGGGTCTTCGCGCAGAAAGATATCGCAACGTGGAAACAAGCTGTTGTGTTCGTACTGAGCGGACTGGCTATCGGCTACTATGTAACGCCATTGGTCCTTGACTTATACTCAATCAAGACTGAACTCACCGGGGCGGTAGGGTTCCTCCTAGGCGCATTCGGCGGAGCCATTGCCGCTGCTGTGTTCAAGGCACTAGGGAACTTGGATCTCGTGGAGCTGGTCAAAAACCGCATTGGCGGAGGAGATCCCAAGTGATGCAAACCGTGAGCTCGATCGCTGTTGGCTTAATAGTTGTCCATGCCATTTGGTGCCTACTATGCCCTCGCGTCAGTGACGGTGTTCTCGGCAAACTCCTGTATCTTCTGCTCTCCCTCGCGGCTTTTGCATTCATCAGCCGCCCGTCACCCTTCTCACAAATGCTTCTGAATCTCAGCTTCGCCAGTATCGCCATTCGTCATTGGTGGATGAAAACGTACTGGCTGCAGATCAAGCGTTGCCTGCTGCGGGAGGGTAAACAGTGATGGACGCCGCCACTCTCGCTTCCGCAATGAATATCCCCGCTGCCCGCGCAGAGAAATGGGTTTATGCCCTAACTGCTGCAATGGCCGGCGCGCAGATTAACACTCGGTTACGCATCGCCGCATTCTTAGCGCAGATCGGCCACGAGAGCGGATCCCTTGTGTACAGCAAGGAGCTGGGCGGTCCGAGCTACTTCGCCAAGTACGACGGGCGCAAGGACTTGGGCAACACGCAACCAGGTGACGGCGCTCGGTTCTGTGGCCGTGGGCTGATTCAGGTCACCGGTCGCGCCAACTACGCCAAGGCAAGCCAAGCACTGTTCGGCGACGATCGCCTGTTGCGCAAGCCCGACTTACTGGAGCAACCCGACTGGGCGGCCAAGTCCGCAGCGTGGTACTGGACGACTCACAATCTGAACGCATTAGCTGACGCCGACCGGTTCACGGATATCACGCGCGCCATCAACGGTGGAACGAACGGTCTTGAAGATCGGAAAGCCCGGTACAAGCTGGCGCTGAGCGTGCTCACGTGATGCGCGGTTACGGCTACGCCGCAGCACTGCTCATCGGGGCGGCTGGCGCATGGTACGTCCAGGGCATCAGGTGGGACAACGATGTCGCGGGCTACGCCACCGCCATCGCTGCCAACGTGGATGCGGTGAACCAGCAGCTGATTGCCTCACGTGCGCAGACGGAACAGATCCGGCGCGACTACGAGACCTACAAACAGGATAAAGAGAATGAGACGAGTGCTCTTGAGCGTGCTGTTGCTGACGGCACTAAGCGGCTGCGTGTCGCGGCCCGTTGTCCCGCAGCAGTGCGCACCGATGGAACCGTTTCCGGCGGAGTTGGAGCAGGAGCCCCAGAACTTGCAGCCACTGCTCGGTCGGATTATTTCGAGTTGCGCAGAGGACTCGACCGGCAATACGGATTGCTCCAGCTCTGTCGGTCGGAATTGAGGAAGCGGTCTAGTGGGACGGCGCAAGAGCCCAGCCGATAAACCAAAGGACGGATAACACCAACGCAGAAAGTGCTCCGCCAGTATTGCCTTTTGCGTCTGCCACGCTTGAGGCTATCAATAGAAAGGCGCTCATGATTGCGCAGATGGTTTTCATTTGCACCCCTTCACGTCTCTGAGAACCAACAACCGCGCCGCTTCAGGCGTGACCTCGTAGTGAAACTCCACCGGCGCAGTTGATTCGAGTTCAACGTCCCGTGGAAATTTGTAGCCTGTGTAAAAGCCCAGACCTGCCACCCAAAGTGCAACAAGAGGCCAAAGCCAGTTGTAGCTGCCGCCAGGTGCTCGGCGCCATTCAGTGGTAGGAGGAGGGATACGTTCGCCCGTTCTCGGATTTACCGTTTCACCGTGGTCGCCAATGCGCATGAAAGGCGGCTCAGGTGGCGGTGGTTTCTGTTCGTGCATAATAAAAACACTCCAGTGAACCGCGACGATGCGGCCCGTTGCTAATACTCCACCAGTACCCTTCGCACCGGCAGTTGGTTTTCTTGTGCTCAGTCGAGCGTCTGTACCAGTCGACCCGCCAGTAGCCGCCGCAGTCACAGTGCAGCGGTGCGTCCCTATCCTGCTCGCGCAGCTTGCGGCACGTGGCGCACTTGCAGGTATTGCGCATCAGGTGCGGCTCACGGGCCAGGGTGCGCCGGTGGCCGCATTTGCGGCATCTGCAGGGGTAGCGTGTCACGAGGAGCAGACGACCATAAGCAGGATTAGTACGAATACGCCGAGCATTATCCAGATCATTTCAGTTAACCCCGCCGTCGTATGTGCAATTCTTGCCGCAGGATTCGGTGTAGCTGGTCGACCCGGGGCAGTTGGTGAAGTAGCGCGAGCGTCCGCCGTCAGCGAA